GTGATGCGGGAATCGCCAACGGTGTCGGAAAAGACGCCTTACATTCACAACGCAATGCTGCCGAAAGTGCAGCGGGGTGCGTGCCTGAACTACATTTTCACGTCTGGCGGGTCTGCGGTGTCATCCGTGGTGCGCGGACACGTAACCTTCGCTTGGGGTTGATATGGGCTGGTCATCGCACGACGACTTCATCACCGAGGTCACCACGAACGGCAAGTTCTGGCGTAACGACTGGAACAAGATCACGGGCGCAGCGGCCTACACGGCAGGCCGCTGGTATGACATGAGCGCGCTGGGCGGCACGCCGATTGCGAATGCGTGGGCTGGAACCTCGCTGACATATACACCGTGCGATGAAAGCACAGGCAACGGCACGCAGATATTCGGGCTTCGCCACGGCGGCAACGTTTCGACTGATACAAAGCACGTCCTGAACGTTGCAGCGGTGACTGGCGTGGCAACGGGCGTGCCTAGCGTCCTGATGCTCATCGATATGTGCGGCTACTGGAACAACATTTCGCTGAACTCGGCAGTGGCGCAAACGCTCTCGGGCACGCCTTCGCTGCGCTATACCAACGGTGTCGGCGTCAGGGCTTACATGGTGCCGTATTCCGGTACGGTCGGCGCGACGGCGCACAACATCAACATCAGCTATACCGATCAGGACGGAAACACGGGCAACACGCTGCCCGTTACGGTGGCCTGCACGGCTTCGGCTATTACTCCGCACATCACCCATTCGGGAACGGCAGCAAACAACTATGGCCCGTTCCTGCCGCTTGCAAACGGTGACTATGGCATCCGTAACGTCGCTTCGGTCACTATGTCGGCGTCATCGGTGGGCACATCGCCGCTGGCGGCGCTTGTGCTGGCGCGTCCAATCCTGACGCTTCCATTGACCACCGTGTCGGTCGGCGCGGAGCGGGATCTGATGAACCAGCTTCCGAGCCTGCCAAAGATACCCGATGGGGCTTGCCTGACGTGGCTGCTGTTCTCGGGTGCCGCTGTGGCGGCATCGACCAACTTCTACGGGTCGGCTGATTTCGGCTGGGGCTGATGAATGGCCCTGCTACAGAACCAGACGATATTCGCACAGTATCCCTATCGCCGTAATAGTGGCGTCAACGCTGGCGAAAAGGGAATGTGGGGGCGCGGCGCGCGCCGGAACGTGTTCTTTGCCGAAGGCTGGTCGCAGAAGTCAGGCGTTCCAAGTGGATACCTTGCGCCAGGAAGCTGGACGCTGCCGCAGAAGACGGGCGGCATGTCCAGCCACAACGCGACAAATGGCGTTGCGGCGTTCACGGGCTCCATTGCAGCAGGCCGGAATATCGCGGGCGCGTTTGCCGGGGCGGCGACGTTCACCGGCACGGGCCAGCTTGTCGTCTCAGGCGTCGGCTCGTTTGCCGGGTCTGCCGCATGGTCTGGCAACGTCACGGCGGCGCTTAACGCTGCGGGCTCTTTCGCAGGGGTGGCGAGCTGGACGGGCGCCACAACGGCCAAGGGCAACATTCTGGGCGCGTTTACGGCCGTGGCGAGCTTCACGGCCACACGCTACGCAACGGGCTCGCTTGCAGGGTCATTTGCTCCGGCTGTGACGCTGGAAGCGCAGGGGTTCTCGTCTTACCTGCTGGACAGCGAGGACGTTGAGACGGGGCTCACACTGAGGCAAGCGCTGCGTCTGGTGACGGCGGCCACGGCGGGCAAGATCAGCGGCGGTGGAACGTCAACGATCACGATCAGGAACGCAGTTGTGGATGGTGTGGACCGCATCGTCGCGACTGTGGACACGGACGGAAATCGCACGGCCATAACGTATGACCTCGACTGATGGCTAACTTCTTCTCAGCCGACTACTGGAAGGCGCTCTATTTCAAGGCAATGGGCGGGCAGGCGACTGCCGTTGACCCAAACGCCATGTCGGGCAGCTTTGCGGGCTCGTCCTCATGGACCGGCACAGCGTCCGCTTCTGGTTCGTCTATTGTTGATATTGCCGGGAGCTTTGCAGGCTCTTCCGAGTTCACCGGAGACCTTCGGCGTAAACGGGACGGAGATGCAGGCCCGACGCCAGGCCGCAAGAAGCGCAAACAGATCAGGATTGTTGCGCCGTCTATCGACTGGGTGCGCAAGAATGTCCGGCAAATCTTCGGCGGCGCGGCTGACCTCAAAGAGATCAACCGGCAACTGGATGCAGCCGAGCGATCTGGAACACGAGCGCCGGAAGCCGTTGAAGAAATACTGGAGCAGGCCGAGGCTATCTCGGAGACACAAGAAATCATCGCGGATGCAACGGCCATCGCGCTTGCAGACGATGACGATGAAGAGGCGATCATAGCCCTGCTGCTGGCTGCATAGGACAACCCAATGAGCGAGATCCAGCGCCTTGGCCGTCTGGCTGAGCATGAACTGCAACTGACATCGGAAGCCTATGCCAATCACCGGACAGAATGCCTTGAGAAGGCGGTGAAGCTGGCTGCGATGGGTGAGCGTGACCAAGCCTATACGCACCTCCTGATGGCAGTCGCCATCGATAAAGTTCGCGATCTCGTTCACGGCCACGTGGACAGCGCGATCATGGACAAGGCGAGCGAACAAGCCCGCCATCCTAACAACTAGCAGGAACCACAATGACGCTTGAAACAGCGACGGCCCCCGCTCCGGTGGCCGATAACGCCCCGTTGACTGCAGACCAGCACTCGGCCTTGCTGGTGGAGAAGGCGATGCCGCCGAAGCGCGAGCGCGCCAAGCCTCCCGCGGCAGAGCCCGAACAGGTCGAAGAGATCACGGAAGACACGTCCGCAACCGACGCCGCCGAGGATGCTGGCGAAGTTGAGGACACACAGGATACCGAAGCCGCCCCCCAAGCGGACGAGGGAGCCGAAGACGAGCCCACTGAGGCCAACGTTGACGGCGATGAATCGGACCAGGCTGAACCGGCCCCGCCGGCAATCGAGCCCCCGAAGTTCTGGGATGCCGAAGGCAAGGAATCGTTCGCCAAGTTGCCCGCTGCAGCACAACAAGCCGTGCTGAAGTACGAGGAACAGCGCACGAAGGCCGTCGCCAAGGCGATGCAGAAATCTGCCGAGGTGCAGAAGGTCTACGAAGCCAAGCAACAGCAGCTTCTGGATACAGCAACTCGTATCGAAGAACAGTATATCGACCCGGCTGTTTCCCGGATGAAGGAATGGGACGCCTATTTTGCTTCTGATGAAGCGGATGAACTGGCCCAGACCAACCCCGCGGAATACCTGCGCCTTCAGAATGCCCATCGCCGCGAAAAGCGTGAACTGGACGAGGCCGTCGCTGCAAAGACGAAGGCCGAACGGACAGCGTTCGCAGAGTTCGTGGCCGAGCAGGCAAGGCTGATCCCCGAGCTTGTCCCCGAACTGGCGGACGAGAAGGAGGGACCAAAGCGCAAGGCTGAGTTGTTCGCATATCTTCGAGACACGCATGGCTTCCCGCCAGAGCGTCTGCAGGGACTTTCTGCCAAAGAGGCGCAGATTGCCTGGAAAGCCAAGCAGTTTGACAGCGTGAAGGATTTTGCCGGGCTCGTCCGCGATGCGGAAGCGTACCGCAAGTCCATGAAGCTGGCCGAGAAGGCGCCCCAACCCAAGCCGAAGCCGAATGCTGGTCCGACTGTCCCCTCCACGGGGCAGGGCCAGCGGCTTTCATCGTCAGAAACCCGCTTCAAGACGCTCAACTCCAAGCAAAACCTCAGCGCGGCTGAGCACTCCGAGTTGATGCAGCTGAAGGCAAAACTCAGGAAATAAGGAAATGTCTGTACCTACCGGTACTTTGGTCCGCTCGTCCTTCGTTGGCGAGCGCGAGGACCTGGAAGATACGATCTATCGCGTTGCGCAAGAGGATCGCCCGGTCACCTCGATGATCGGCAAGCGCAAGGTGAAGTCTGTCCTGCACGAGTGGCAGATCGACACGCTCGCTGCTCGTGATCCGGACAATGCGGCTTACGAAGGCGATGACGTGTCGTCCTTCGACACCAACACCCAGCCGACCCGTGTTGGCGTGTTCTGCCAGATCTTCGAGAACAACGGCTCGATCTCCGGCACGGCGATGGAAGCCGATCTTGCCGGACGCGAGACGGAACTGGCCCGCCAGAAGACCAAGAAAGGTCTCGAGCTTCTGAACGACATGGAAGCCCGTCTCGTCGCCAACAAGGCGTCGGTGGCGGAAACGCCGGCCTCGGTCACGCGGAAAACCGCTGGCCTGCAAGCCTGGATCGCGACCAACGATGCTTTCGGTTTGGGCGGCTCGTCGGGCGGCTGGTCTTCGGGTGGCGTCGTCGCCGCTGCGACAGCGGGCACCAACCGGACGCTGACGGAGGCGCTTCTCAAGGGCGTTCTGGTCACCGGCTATACGAATGGCGCCCGTTACAAGGCGGTGTTCTTCTCCGGCACGCACAAGCAGCAGGCTTCGGGCTTCACCGGCATCGCGGACATCCGTGTTGCGGCGAACCCGGCGCAGCAGGCGACCATCGTGGCGGGGGCCGATCGCTACATGAGTGATTTTGGCGCGCTCGACTTCTATCCGCACCCGGACCTCACGGATGCGGTGCTCGGCATCAACCCCGAGTTCTTCGCGATCGGCACCTATCGCGGCGTCCAGACCAAGATGCTCGCCTCCAACGGCGACAACATCAAATGGCAGACGCTGGCCGAGAAGTGCTTCATGGCTCTCAACGAAAAGCAGGGCTTCGTCATTCGCGCCCTGAGTTGATATTGTTTTTTTTCGTCTTATACTAGTCCTATGAAATGCAGCGTCAGAGAGTGTGAGAGCGAACAGAAGAGCCGAGGCTTATGCCAAGCTCATTATCGACGTGCTCGCGCCTCTGGCGCCTTTCAGGTTCGGAAGTACGAAAAGAACTTGGACAGGACCGAGCGGCTTTGGTCGAAGATTGACAAGCGTGGACCAGACGAGTGCTGGCCATGGACTGGCAAGGCCAAGGTGCAGGGCTACGGGTTGGCGTATCTCGGGCCAAACGAGCGAAATGTTCGCGCTCATCGGGCGGCTTGGGAAATGACAAATGGTCCGATCCCACCGAGCGATGCTTACCACGGCACCGTCGTCATGCACATTTGCGACAACCGTATTTGCTGCAACCCCAATCACCTTCGATTGGGAACGCATGACGATAACATGGCGGACATGGCTGCGAAGGGACGAGGCGTAATTCCTCGTAAATTCGGAAAAGGCGTCGAGCACATCTTGGCATCGCCAAAACTAAACGACGCCGCGATCCGCGAAATACGCGCTGCTAAAAAGGGGCGCAAGGAAATCGTGGCGCTGGCCTGCAAGTACGATCTTGAAATCGCAAACGTCTACAACATCCGCTCTCGGCGAACGTGGAAGCACGTCGCCTAACCTAAACCTCCGACCCCGGAGCACGACTGACGGGCGGCTCACCCACGGGCCGCCCGTAATCTTTCATGGGAACCAAGATGACTGACCAAATGCTGACAACCGCTCCGGCTGAGGCCGAGGCGGATCGCAAGACTGCGCTCATCGCGGAAGGCGAGAAGCTCGGGCTGAAGCTGGACAAGCGCTATTCCGTCGAACGGATGGAGGCGAAGATTGCGGAGGCGAAGGCTGGACCTGCGCCCGTGGTTCAGGCCGCTCCGAAGTCTGCCGTGCCCGTCGAGGATGTCGAAGCGCTCAAGGCCAGGCTGGCAGCTGCTGAAGCTGCGGCTGCGGCTGCCAAACCGGCAGAGCCCGCTCCCCAGCCCTATAACGCGCCGAAGGGCATGACGACGACGATGGACATGAACCTTCCAGGCGCTCTCACGCGCGAGGAAGAAGACAAGCGCCGCCTGATGGCCCGCTGCACCGAGATGGGCATCGCTCACAAGATCCCGGCCCGCGCCAATCCGGATGCGATCCGCGAAATCATGGGTCGCCACATGGCGGAGAACGCCCAGAAGCTCGCCGCGCAGGAAGCGCAGGCGCGCATGAAGACGAAGGCGCCGGAAGTCACCTACGTCCAGATGCGCGTGCTCCCGCTGGGTCACAAAAAGATCAGCAAGGGCATCCACATTCCGGGCATCGGTGATGAGATGTACGAACTCGGGGACATCATCGACCTCGACTACCGGATCGCCAAGGAACACCACGACGCCGGCCGCGGCGAAATCCTGCGGGCCTGACGATGAGCTACAACGTACCTCCCGGCTTCAAGCACTTCTATTCGACCCGGATGGGCACGCACTGGTTCATGCGGCCCAGCGAAGTGCCGTTTGGCGAGCCTGATTACCTCATGGTTCAGGACACCGAGGCATCGCTGAATAACAACGTCGCCATGGCGAACCACAATGACGGCTGGTCCGTCGAGGGCTCCAAGGGCGACAAGCTCCTCCGCCGTATGGCTCACGTGCCGTTCGTGGTGATGGAGAAGTGGAAGCAGGAACTCGGCGTCGATTATCGCTCGACTGATCCGGACCAGCAGGCCGCGGTGAACCGGCTTCTCGACAGTTCGGATTGGCAAAAATTAAGGACGGCGAGTTGGACTATCGGCAGGCAATCCAGGTGGGTGTGAGCTAGGTCATGGCGATAAGCACCTACGGCGAGTTGAAGACTGCGGTCGCCAACTTCGCCCGCCCAAACACCCAGCTCGTTGCTGCGGAGACGGCATCACGCATCCCTGAGTACATCGCCAACTCGCGGGCAGAGCTTCAACGCATTCTGATCAAGGCAAAGTTCCGCAAGCTGGACAATCTTACGGCCAGCTTGGCGGTGACGTCAGGGGTGGCGACGATCCCGTCAGGGTTTCAAGGTGTCAAATCGCTGCGGCAGAATGCGGGCGATTATTCGCGGATCACCTACCAGCCGATCGATAGGATTGAGTCGTTCAACTATGCTGAAACTGGCGAGCCTCGGCACTATGACCGGGTCGGCGATACGCTGGTGTTCTGGCCCGCAACCACGACCACGGTTCGGATGCGCTGGACAGGGTCGCTGACGACGCTGTCAGCGGACGGCGACGCGGATTTTCTTGTGACAGACCACTCAGATTTGAGTTTGTATGCTGCTCTTTTGGAGGCGGACAGGCGTTTGGATCTGGAGGAAATGAGGCCGAAATGGCAAGCTGCATATGATAGAAAACTGGCTCAGCTATTGAGCCTCGACGCAGCGTTGCCCGACTCCATTGTGCCGCTGCCAAATGGAGTAGTCGTATGACGAAACGCGACAGACCATGTGCGGTCGAAGGGTGTAACCGCGCGGTTACGGCGAGAGAGTTCTGCAGTACTCATTACTCAAAGCTTTGGCGCAGCGGATCGCTTGAGCAGAAGCGTGTGTCTCCTGGCACGCTGCAGAAGTGGATTGAACAGAACGCGGGGCGCCGAGAGCGAGAATGCCTCATCTGGCCCTTTTCAAGATGCAATGCGGGTTACGGATTCGCGAAGTACAATGGCACACGCATGGGCGCGCACCGCGCGATGTGCGTTGCGGCACACGGCCCACCTCCTTTCGCTGGCGCGCACGCCGCACATAGATGCGGCAAAGGCGACGCTGGTTGCGTCAACCCATCGTGTTTGTATTGGGCGACGGCGAAGCAGAATTGCGCTGACAAGATCGCTCACGGAACGGCGCAGATCGGAACTGCCAATGCGGCAGCAATTCTCACGCCTGAGCAGGTGGCGCTCATAATCGCGGATCAGCGCCGCAATGCGGTAGTGGCAAAATCATTCGGCGTGTCGCCCCGTACTATCGCCGCGATCCGCAATGGGAAAAACTGGAAGTCCGTATCTGGCGGAAAGAAAAACCAGGCCGAGGGCAATCGGTGCGTTGGCAAAGACCATCCGCGCGTAAGAATGACGGAACAGGAAGTTGTTGAAATATTCCGGGATGCGCGCAGCGAGCGGCAGATCGCGGCTGATTTTGAATGCTCGCGCTCCCTCGTAAACAGCATCAAAACCGGTCGTGCGTGGGGCCACCTGACCGGCGCAGCGCGGCGCAACTATCCGTATGAAAGAGCTGCCTAATGGCCGATACGACCCTAGCCGCATCGACGCTGGCGAAGACCAGCGGCTCACCCGTTGTTGGCACGGACGTCCTGCGCATCGTGCGGAGTTCTGGTCCAACCGCCTATCAGGTCACCGCTGCGCAACTGGCGACGTACATGGCTACGGCGTTGGCGACCACGTTCCAGCCGCTGGATGCTGATCTAACATCATGGGCGGCTATTACGCGCGCCAGCGGTTACGACACCTTCGCAGCGACGCCATCCAGCGCCAACCTGCGCGCGCTCCTCACGGACGAGACCGGCACCGGCGCTGCTGTGTTTGCGACGTCTCCGACACTGGTGACGCCTGCGTTAGGAACGCCATCAAGCGGTGTGCTGACAAGCTGCACTGGTCTGCCGGTGTCAACGGGCATCAGCGGCCTTGGCACTGGCGTTGCGACGTTCCTTGCGACGCCATCGAGTGCGAACTTGCTTGCGGCTGTCACGGATGAAACCGGAACAGGCGCGCTTGTGTTCGGCACGTCGCCGACCATCGCTAGCCCCACGTTGACTGGGACAGTGGCGGGGACGCCGACGTATTCTGGTTTGCAGACCCTTTCAGGATCGGGACAACGCCAGACCTTTACCGGAGCAGGCACGGCGGGTGTCTATACAGACATCGTCAATACAGGCGGACGCCTGATCCTTGGCGTCGATAGCAGCACAGGAGGTACCTACTTTGTCGGTTCTTCCGCCTATGCTTCCGTGATCTCAAGTCAGGCCAACACCGCCTTGGTGTTTGCCACCAACTCACTCCCGCGAATGATCATTGACGCTACCGGTGGGGTGACCATTGGCGGCAATACTGTGATGACGGTTGCTGGCGGGACGTTCACTGGCGGCATCACCGGAACGACTGCAACCTTCAGCGGTTTGATGCGCGTGAGCGGCGGTGAAATCCGCAACTCCGACAACGCCGCTTTCTATAGCTGGTACAACGGCGCCAACACGACCCGTTCCGGCTACATGCAGATAACCAACGCCGGAGCTGGTTCAATCGTAAATGAAATCAGTGGTGGCGCGTGGCAGATCACCACGACAGGCACCGGAGCAATCAACTTCACCAGTGGCGGCTTGGTGAATGGAGCCGCAACTGGCGGGGCCAAAGGCTCCGGCACGCTCAACTGTGCTGGCGACATCTACAAGAACAACACCGCCTTCACGAACCCAGATTATGTGTTCGAGCACTTCTACCGGGGCGAGATCGTCGAGTTCGCCGCCAACGACGGCGCGGCCGAGTATGGCGGCTTGATGCCGCTGGACAGCCTGCGCACGTTCACCGCACGCAATCTCCACCTGCCGCAAGTGCCGAAACACGGCGGCGTCGGAATCTTCGAGCGCGGTGACTATTTGCTGCGTGCGACGGAGGAAAACACCCTCTACATTCTGCAACTGCACGACCGCATTCGCGATCTTGAAAGCCGCCTTGCGGCCTAACGAAAGGAAGACACATGAAAGCCAACCTCAACACCGTCCTCATGGACATCAACGACGACAAGGAGATGGCCCTGCAGGGCGGGGAGCCCGCAACGCTGCGCGCGATCATCCAGCAGGCGCTGGCGGGTCCGGTGAAGGGCGATGAAGCCCTCGCGGATGAGAAGAAATACCAGATGTTCCGCCTTGGCCGTCGCTGCAAGGCCGATGAGGTCCATTTCTCGGCGCCAGAAGTCACGCTGATCTGCGAGCGCGTCTCCAAGTTCTTCCTGTCGGCATTCGTCTATGGTCAGGTCAAGGACTTGCTGGACCCGCCGGCTGAAGATGCGATGCCGGCGCGCGCGAATGGCGCAGACCATCAGCCTGTCGCGATCCAGTAGGCTTTCGCCAATGGCTGTGTGTGCGGAGCAAGACTGTGCTCTCGCGGTGACGGCGCAGGGTTACTGCAAGCGTCATTACTATGCGAGACGTCGATCAGGGCTGCTCGTCCGCGTTTTGGCATCGAACGATGGTTGTTGCTCCATCGTGGGCTGTGAGCGCAACGCTCACAAAAAGACGCTCTGTGCGAGCCACTACAAAAAGCAATGGAGAACAGGAAGACCGGAGGGCCACGGTAAAGCAATGCGAGGCGAGGCTGAGAAGTGGCTGCGCGCCAATGTGGGGCATACTGGGCAAGAGTGCCTGATGTGGCCGTTTGCTCGGTCTGGCGCCGGTTATGGGGGGCTTGCCATTGGAGGCTATGAAGCACCGGCTTCTCGCCACATGGCTATCCTCCTGTTTGGACCACTAGATCGCAAAACTCAGGTTTGTCATCGCTGCGATAATCCTGGGTGCATCAATCCCAATCATTTGTTTTTGGGCACGGCGATGGACAATCACAAGGATTGCGTAAGCAAGGGTCGTCACGTCAATCCGCCGCGGATGTCTGGCGAGCAAAACGCTGAAGCAAAAATTACGGCCGACCAAGTTCGTTGGGCAAAAGGCGTTCTTCGAGCAGGGCAGATGACTGGCAAAGCTGTTGCGCAACAGCTGGGAATTTCCCAATCGCAGGCCAGCCGCTTGAAACACGATCTGTCGTGGGTTGGTGTAAAATGACCGAGCCGGTCAAAATAGACCTCGGTAAAGGTTTGTACCGTAACGGCACCGCATATCAGTCCCAAGGCCGCTGGTACGAGAGCCAGTTCATGCGCTGGTCTGGCGGCGTTATCCGGCCTCACAAGGGCTGGGATATCGCTTGGGATGCTACCCCGCTTCTGGTGGGCAAGGCCCGCGCGGCTCATGCGTGGAAGGACAACGACAGCAACCCGTTCCTGCTGCTCGGGACGCCCAGCAATCTCTATGTCCATGACGGCACATTGCTGGATGATATCTCGCCATCTGGCTACACGGCGACGGACGCCAATCTCAGCACGTGGACGTTCGACAACTTCGGCGAACTTGGCATTTCCTGCAACGATGAGGACGGCCAAATCCTTGAGTGGCAGCCAGGCGGCGGCATGGACGCCACGCTTGTCACCAACTCACCCGATGCGAAGGCCGTCTTTTGCACGGAGGAGCGGTTTATCATCGCGCTATGCAGTGATGGCGATCCGCGCCGCATGGCATGGCCGGATGGCGAAAACCGCACGGCATGGACACCAGCCTCAACGAACCGCGCCCGCTCCCTTCTGACGCAGACTGCTGGTGTTCTGACCTGTGGCGCAAAGGTCAGAGGCGGGAGCCTGATCTGGTCCACCGTGGACCTCTTGTTCCTGCGCTACATCGGTCTGCCTGACGTCTACAAGGCTGATCGCGTCGCCGCGGATTGTGGCATCGTTGGCCGACATGCGTTCAAGGTGGTCGATTCCGTCGCCTACTGGATGGGCCAAAACAAGTTCTGGCGTTATGCCGGATATGTCGAGCCGATCCCGTGCGATATCTCGGACGATGTGTTCAAGAACATCAACACGACGCACCGGCACAAGGTCTGGTGTCGTCATGATGCTGAGTTCAGTGAGATTCATTTCCATTATCCGCGCGGCGATGCCACTGAATGCAGCCACAGGGCTATTTTCAATTATCTTGAAGGTCACTGGACGCACGATGCCTTGCCGCGCGTGGCCGGCGTAGAGCTTGGCATCTTTGACTGGCCGCTGATGGTCACGACCGAAGGTCGGATCATGAAGCATGAAACCGGCTGGGACTACGAAGAAAGCGTGTTCCTGCTGGATGATGACGGCGTCACCTATCTGACCGATGACGACGGAACCTATCTGACCGACGATCCTGGCGATGAAGCCGTTGAGGTCAAACCTTACGCCATTTCTGGGCCGTTTGAGATTGGCAATGGCGACCGGCGCCTGAGCGTTTCGGAAATCTGGCCGGATGAGATCACGCAGGGTGACTGCAAGATTACGTTCTACGCCCGCGAAGCTCCAAACGCGGCAGAGACCAGCTTTGGACCTCTTTATGCAGCGGATCGAGTTGCGGTGGACACGTCAGCGCGTCAAATCCGGATTGAACTGAGAGCTGACGATGCGACAGAAGATTTCCGCATCGGCATGTATCGCGCTGTTATCAAGACACGGGGACGCTATTGAGCCAGTCCTCAACGGTTGCGATGATTGCGCCAACCCCGGCAGCGGCGCAGTACGACAGAAGGAACGAGTACGAATACCGGGAGCAGGTCGCGCGTGAACTGGCGCAGGGCTATCGTAAGGACGGCAATGTCATAGTTCCCTATGGCCGCTATCTCGGGTTCACGGGATCGGATGGTAGCGAGGCCATACTAGAGTTCGACGCTGGCGTTCTCGGCATATCTGTCAATGGTTCGACGGTCTTCACAGTCGCCACCAACGCAGCTCTGCTGGCTTTGCAGAGTGCTTACGAAGCTGCCGACACCACACTTCAGGCGAACATCACCTCTGAGGCGACCACAAGGGCGAACGCCGATACTGCGATATCATCGTCGCTGACGACGCTAACGGCGACTGTGAACGGGCACACGTCATCGATCTCCACGAATGCCACTGCAATCGCAACGGTGGATGGAAAGCTGTCAGCCTCCTATGGCCTGACGGTTGACGCAAACGGCCGCATCGCCAGCATGAAGCTGTTGAGTAACGGTACGACATCGAGCGTGAAATTCACGGCCTCTACATTCTCCATCTATGACGGCACGTCTGATGTTGCGATGTTTGAAGTGTCTGGCGGAGCTGCTTATGTGGCGGGCTCTAAGGTCCGCACGGAAAGCCTTGGGGCCAACACCGTTTCAAGCGGTGTCTCTGACGAGACTGACGCTGCACAACTGTTCGACCAGACCTGGACGACGATTGCATCAGTATCGGTAACCACGCCGGACGCAAACTCACTGATTTACCTACCGTTCTCTATGTATGTTGAGAGCGTGGGGTTTGATGCGACGATTGCTGAAGCGCGAATTCTCCGTGGCGCAACGAACATCTATCAGACCGATATCTGCGGTGAGCCGCCGACCCTAGACTTTGAAACGCCTGTGGACGGCACCGTTCATTACGCGCCGACGTTCAATGGTCAGGTAGCTGGATTCGACACGGACGCCCCCGGCGCTGCTGGAACATACACTTATTATTTGCAGGTCCGCACAAATGGCGGGGGCTCCGATCCAGGCCGCTACTGGTCAGCCACCAAGCGGCGTTTGTTCGCCCTTCTGTTTAAACGTTAGAGGCATCTATGATCCGCATTCTTATCGTCGCCCTCGCTCTTGCGGGGTGCGCCAGCAATGCTGCGCCGCATAAATCGATAGCCAAGCACGACAGCAGGGTGGCTCAAGAACGTGGCGAGGAAGCCGTTCGCCGCATGCAGGATGAGTTCAACCAAGCGACCGGCGACGCGAACTGATGGTTGATACCGAGCGGGCCGGCGCATTCTACCCATCCGGAGCGATGATCGAGCAATACCGGCCACTTATCGAAGCAGCACTGGCGCATACAGGCGGCGAATGCACATGGGAAGAACTGCGGACGGAAGTGCTTGAGGGCAGGGCGTTCTTGATGGTCCATGCATCCGGAAAGTCAGTAGCCGTGCTGCAGCCGGTGCATGATTTGCACGTGTTTACGGCATCAGGATCGATCCCGGAAATCTTGGAGATGGAAGCCGAAGCGACGGGGCGAGCGCGGGAATCCGGTTTTGACAGGATGACGCTCAGGGGACGCAAGGGCTGGGACCGCGTGTTCAAGGCGCGCGGCTGGAAGACTGAATCTGGACTCGTGAAGGATCTATAGGCAATGTCGTTTGGCAAGAACAAGAGCAAGTCTAGCTCGAAACAATCTCAGACCGGCACGTCCACTACGTCGCTCGATCCGTGGTCAAAAGCTCAGTTTGAGAACCAGACCAAGGGCATTCTCGACGCGACGACGGCATATACTCAGAGCAACACGCCGACCGCTACCGGCTTGACACCCGACGAGATCAGGGCGCGCCAGATCGCCAATGGAAGCGTCGGCAACTGGCAGGGCATCCTTGGCGATGCGCAGGCAGGGGCAACGGCGGGCATGAACTATGATGCCGCAGACCCGTCGAAATACTACTCGCCCTATGAACAGGATGTCGTAGATGCCACGAGCGCGATCTACGACCACGAGCTTGCCAAACAAATCAATGAGCAGAACGACGCCGTCGCGCTTCGCGGCGCATTCGGAAACGTCAGCAGAGACATTGGCGATGCTGAAATTCGTTCAAACGGCGCCCGTGACAAAGCCGCTGCCATCGCAGCTCTGAAATATCAGGGCTACAAGGATGCGGTGCAGACCGGGTTCCAAGATGCGCAGAACAAGTACGCAGGCGCCGGAGTGTTAGGGCAGCTAGCTGGCACGAAACAGCAGCTTGCGCAAAGCGATGTGGCGATGCTTTCCCAGCTTGGCGCGACCGAGCGCGAGATTGCAGACGCCCAGCAGAAGGGCGAGCTGGACAAGCTCCTGCTGGAATTGCAGGTCCGTCAGGGTATTCTGTCGAGCACGCCGTTTGGCAACACGACGACGAGCAGCGGGACGGGGACAAGCTCGGGCACGTCGAAGTCGAGCAGCTTCTCGTTTGCGCCGCAATTCTCGATTGGCGGTGGAACGTTCTCGCTCGGCTAACGGGACATCGTTAGCGGGCAAAGCGCAGTTGACGAGAGGTTTTCAGCGACCGTTGTTCCGAGGCAGTCATAGTAGCAGATCTTGTTCATGTTCGCTGGAACCTCACGGATGAACTGGCATATCTGCCCCGACATCGGCATGACCCCAGACTCTGCGGCTGAACTGTCGCCTCCGTTTATGGAAAAGCGGAGGCTACCAACCGTGCGGTCCCACTCATCCTTGCGGGCCTCCTGCCCGGCTTTAGCTTTCGAAGCGGCGTGCTGTGCAGCCTTCTGAAGAACGACATTGCGGCACTTTTCGAAGTCGCTTTGTCCTTTGCATCTGAACTCGACCAACCGATCAAACATCTGAGGTTCGGTCATCACGGAAACAACGCGACCTGCGCGAAACTCGACATATTCGGCGGGTTTATCCCGGCACTCACCTATCACCAAATCCTCGCCCTGACTGATTATCATGCCGTCCAGCGGGCAGGACATTCGATACTGGTCTACAGTCATGCCAATAGCGGCAGGCTTTGCGGGCGCTGATACGCACCCAGCCAGAAGCAACAGACCAACTAGAAGCAGCCGCATGGTTTCCTCCCCAATCTGGGGACGGAAGCTAACGCGCGATTCCTTATCTACCAAGAGGACGTAAATGGCTTCCTTTGGCCTTTTCGGATCGTCAGCGCCACAAATCCGCAGGCTTCAGCCGTCTGCCAATGTGTTTGGGCCGACGATTGAAGACCTGCGTGCGCAACAAATGGCCCAACTGCAGGCTGCGGATGCAACCATGCAGACACGCGCCCGTCCGCGCCTTGGGGCGTTCGGGCAGGGGCCGGCCAATCCGGCGCCGGCTCCTGCTGAGACGCCATCGCGTCAGCCCTCGCCCAGCTACATTCCAGCCGCAACAGCTAAACCTTCAACGGCGCAGGATGATGGTGGCTTCTTCCGTAATTTCGGATACCGGCCAGACGAGACAGGCCAGAACTTCGGTGAGTGGCTGTTTTCAAGCCGCGAAGACGTCGCGCGCGCCAAGGCAGAGCAGGCCGGACTTCGTGCGCAGGAGCAAGCCCGCGCTGCGCAGGGCGCGCAGATCGACGCCCTGCGCAAGGCGGGTGTTTCCGAGCCGCAGATCATCGCCTTCCTCAATAATCCAGAGAAATGGTCGGAGAGCTACGCCTCAAACATCGAAGCTCGCAACATCGGGGGCGGCGACTCCGCTTACGTCAATGGCGCACTCGTCACGGCGCCTAAGCTTGTCAACGATGGCGGATCCTTCATCACGCAAACGCCAGACGGCATGACCGTTACTGGTCGTCGTGACATGTCCTATGGCGAAATGACCGACGCGCAGAAAGCCGAGGAAGACGCGCGGCATAACCGGGCGACGGAGGCCATCAGCCGCGAGACGAACGCAATCGCGGCGAAGAAAGCCGAGACGGACTCGCTGTTGTCATCACTCCCGAACTTCGGCAACGAGAACCAGCTGCGCACGCAATATCTCGGACAAGCCAAGACGTTCGAGACCGTAAGAGACGCCTACACGCGCATCCAGGCGGTCGGATCAGCGCGTAATCCTGCCGAGCAGATGTCGCTCATCTTCGGCTACATGAAGCTTCTCGATCCGGGTTCGACGGTTCGCGAGGGCGAATACGCCTCGGCGCAGAACACGACCGGCGTTCCGGGCTGGGTCATCAATAACTACAACAAGGCCAAGGATGGCGTATTCCTGAACGACAAGCAGGTGAAGGACTTCCTTGGTCAAGCGCGGGCTCAGTATTCGGCGGCAGCGAAGAACTATGAGGGCGTCCTCGACCAGTACCGCGACCTCGCTGGCCGCTACAAAATGGACCCGACCATCATTCAGGACTTCCGGCTTCCTGGCGCCGGACCAACGGCAGGAGAGACGGCGGCTTCAAACGTTCGGACTGCTCGTGGCGTTGGTCTTGAGAATGCTCCGGGCAGTTGGCCGTTAGACTCCTTCCGTGGCCTCGCCCCGCCTCCTGCTGACGATGTTTCTGACCTTCTGGACAAGTGGAAATAGATGCCCACCAGAGACGAACTTGCAAACGCGCTGCGCAAGGCAGACGCGGCGGCGACGGCTGGCGATCAGTCGGCGGCGAATGATGCGCGCCGTTTGGCGGCAGCTATTCGTGCCATGGACTCGCAGGGGCCTGCAGCCGCACCGCAGCCTGTTGCGACACCGTTCAAGCCCGCTGCGATGGGCGCACCAACGTCCGTGCAGCGTCGTCCTGATGGGTTCTTCCCAGCGGATACGCCCGAAGCGCCGCTTGGCAAAGTGTGGCAACAGCATCCCGGCGGGGCCGTTCTTCAAAACGCGCCAGCTTACAGCTATTATTCTCCAGACCACATGATTAAGCCGGAAGTGCGGGCTGAAAACGCCCAGCGCCAAGCCCTGATTGAGCGTCACGCTCAGGGCATTCAGCAAAAGGTCGATCAGTTCAAGGCTCAGAACGATCCCAGCCTGTTGATGCTGAAGCCGGAGGCCCGCACGCCCGAGAATGCGAAGCTGGCCAACTCGAATCCAGCGCCTGGCGCTCCGTTCATGCCTGCGTCAATGCGGAAGGTGCAAAACGACGCGCAGGCATTCGGGCAAGATCCAATCGACCGTCAGCAGACGGTTCCCGGAGCCATAACGTCAGACCTCGGCAAGCTTGGGAAGACTGCGCATCTTCACTTGTTCAATGCTGGGGTCGGAGCATCCGAAGGCATCGCTAACATTCCGTCCGATACCATAAATTCGATGGGACAAGCTAGCGCCGAAATGGAAGTTACGCCTGATATGGCGATGCGCAACGCTAATCGTATGCCGCAGCTATATGATCTTGTTGGAAAAGGGCCTCGAAAATTCAACTATGCGCCCAAGTTCGACTTTGACAAAGCGCGGATGGAGATATCTCCAGAGGACCAGTCTATAAGTGGTCTTCTGATGGAGGGTTTTGCGCAATACATGATGGCTCGCGCCGCCATGGGTCCGGGCGGATTGGGCAAGGATATCCTTGCAATTGGAACAGGTTTCCCGGCTGATTCAGGTCGCGTTGCTGATATGATGCCACTGGATAAAATTCCAGAAGGCACGCTTCGTGATTTTGTGGGCTGGATGAAGACCCAGCCCGGCGATACCCCGATCATGGGTCGCATCAAAAACATGGGCGAAGACGGGCTGTTGAACCTGCTCGCTCTCGGGATGGGAAAGACAGCAAAGAGCTTGGTGACCCCGGCGCGAGTGACGCCCACCAATGCAGGCGCGCTTCGCCCCGGTTCTCTTGACACGACGGGTCTGCCCGGTGGGGCGCTTCCGCCAGCTATTACGGACGCGCAGACACGACTGCCAATCACCGCTGTACCCCCGACCGCCCCGAGACCGCGACCCGCACAGGCGGCCCCCCAAGGCCGATCAGCGGAAGCAATGGCCGCAGCCCAACAGCAGGCAGAGACCCGCGCTAGGCTGCAAGCCGGGATTGATGCAGCCAAGGCCCGTGGGGATACGGAAGTGGCGGCCCAGTTGGAAAGCCAGCTTCTCGATTCGACATTCATCATAGACCCGCAGACTGGACAGCGGGTAGGGCGCGCATCTCCCGCCACAGCGCGGGGCGCTCAACAACCTAAATCGATGTTCTCCAGCAAAGCCGACTACTCGGTGGCGACGGAAGATGGCGGTACGTTTGGCGTAAGCTTCAATCGCACCAAAGACGGTGGCGCGGTTATCTTCCACGACAAGGGAACCGTCGAATACAATCCTGAGTTTGCCAAAGGCAAGTCGGACGAAGAACTTCTGGCGTACACGTTTGAGCCGGCCGGCTTTCAAGGTGCAACGAAGGGCAGCCCCGCACAGGCGGCCACGCAGGCCCCGCCGGTAACGCCTCCGCAGCCCGTCCGTCCGCCCGTCGCCACACAGACAGCACAGGCAGGCGCTCCCCCGATCCCGCCCCAGCCTCCGGTTACGGCGGCAACCAGCGCACCTGTTCCGGGTCCGGTCCCTGCTGGCCCTGTTCCTCCGGCCGGAACGCTGACGCCTGCGGGCAACGGCGTTGCTGTGGACAGCTTCAACAACCTGCCGGTCAAGACCCGCGAGGGTGTTCTGCGCGCGCTGGAGGCCTCTGGCATGAACCGCCAGCAGGCATTCGACGCCATCACTAGCCTGAACGACCTGCCGCCCGATCGCGCCAACATGTTCGAGTTCGAGCTGATCCGTCGCTATGGCGGGCCGGACAAGTTCCCGAACCTGCAGGCCAACCTGACGGCGATGGGATCGGACTTCTCGATCCAGACGCCGAAGAAGGGGGGAAGCCCGCAGGACGTGATGAACAAGTCTCTGCTCGATCAGGCGCAGAGCGAGGGCGATTATCTCACCCGCACGGCGGAGCAGCTGTTCGGTGAGGGCAAAGTCGCCACCAAGGAAGAACTCGACGCATTCCGCCAGCAGCTTGGCGGACGCTATCGCGACCAGCTCGCGCAGACCTATCCCGGCGTCACGCGCCTGCGCAATGCGGCCAGCAAGCAGGCCCTGCAGCAGAACGTCGATGCGGCGCGCAAGAACCTGACCGAGTACCTGCTTCGTCCTGATGTGATCGAGCAGGTCCCGCCATGGGTTCAGGACCAGGTGATGATGCAGGTCTCCGACGATCTGCGCTGGCTGCAGAAGGACGATGCGGGCCTGCAATTCGCCTCGCGCGCAAACCCAGAACTGACACCGCTTCTCACGTCAGACCAGACGCTCCGCTATTCTCCGCAGCTCTGGCGCACGCTTGTCGAGATGTATCCGACGCAGGTTGCCCACTCGTTGCAATCGGCATACAGGGCGGCGATCGATGACGCTTTCAGCGGCGTCAGCAATGCCATCGACCGCACGACTGCAAAGCGCCTCATGCGCCTGCGTGGTCAGTCCCGCGTCAGGGCGAACGCGGCCGACCCCAACAAGCGCGGATTTGGCCTCCTGCACCTGCTTGAGGAAGCCTCGCCGGGCTACAAGGATATTCGCCAGAAGTATGGTGATGTCGTCGGCGCCCAGAAGGCCGCTGACATGCCGGACAGCTTCTTCCGCATCGCCAAGGATGAGGAAGCGCTGGCGGACTTCATGGATGTCTACGACAACGAACTGACGCCACTCCAGCAAAATGCCGTCCGCAATGGCATCACGACGCAAATCCGTCAGGCGCTGAAGAACAAGACCGAGTTCACCCAGCCATGGGAAGTGGATGCGGCGTCACGTGGTCATTTGCCGAACCTGACAGCGGTTTCATCGCAATCCTTCCTTGAGGCGCTGCCGAAAGTGTTCGGGGCAGACGGACAGAGAATGGCAGACGCTATTCGCCTGTCGCGCTCCAACATCGACAACATCCAGGCGATCAACAAGAACTTCGCCTCTGGCACGCCCAAGGGCATGGATATCCGTGAGAATGCTCGCAACCTCTACGAGCATCCGTCAGCGACCAACCAGAACCCTGTTGATGCAGTCACCAGCACGCTCGCGACCGTGGGCTTGGGTTCGGCTTTCACGCCGGGCGGGCAGGCCATCACGGTAGCCGCCCTGACGGGTGCTGCTGGCCGTGCGCTTTACCGCATGTACAAGAACGGCAAGAGCCTCTCCCCAAGCCAGAAGGAAGCGCTGGCCGAGTGGCTGTTTAAGCCGCGCCGTGAAACGGACGTTATGCCGCCATCGACGCCGCGTGGGTTCTCCAAGGCGGGCTATGCCGGAAACGTTGTGACCGGAACCGCGCTTGGTGCAGCCGCTGGCGCAACGACAGGCAACCCGGAAGACATCGGCAAGGGCGCTCTCGTTGGCGCTATGGGTGGAGCTGTGCGCGCTGGCCTGCGTGCTCGCAGGGCCGGACAGTCCATCATCAAGCCGCCATCTCCCCGTCCTCGTGGCGGTCCTCCGCAAGGCCCGCGTGGACGGATCAACGCAGGCGTTCCTACCACGCCTCTCCCCCCTCCCGCTCAGATGGGGTTCTTTGGATCGGGACGGCGACCGCCGGCAGAGCCACCCCGCCAAGTGCCGCGCCGCATGGAGGCGGACATTGACCGCCCCGCGCCTGACCAGGATCTCGGCCCGACGATCATGTCAGACTTGCCGTTCTCGCGCCAGTCGCCCGCCGTGCAGGATGCCATTCGCCGCTCGAACTTCCTCTATCGGAATGGCGGCTATGATGATGCCTTTGGCTTCCTGCGTGAAGGCAATGGCTTCCGGTACTATATCAGCCGCGAGCCTCCGATGTTCGGTGATGGTGCGGGCAAGTATCGCGTAACCGAGCCGACTGGATATCGGCGCGGGGATAGCGTCAAGACGCTCGGCAAGTTCGACACGCTGGACGAGGTGAAGGACTTCCTGCTCACCAAGCTCGATCCGAGGATGGATGACCTTCTGGCCGAGCGTCCCAATCTCGGGCGCGAACTGGCGGGACTTGGCGTCACGGGTATTCGCGGCAAAACGGCAGATGGCGAACTGAAGGCCATCCAGCTTCCGCAACCGAAGGCGCTGGACGCCACCTTCGACCCCTCCCAATCAGGAAGCAGCAAGCTTCTGGCTGGAATGGGAGGTGTTTCGCCCGAGGTTGCTACCGCAGTCGGAACAGCGGGGTATTACGAACTCAACCCTTACGACTCCAATGGTGATGGGAAGATCGACGAGTTCGACCGTCCCGCCTATCTTATGAGCGCGATGGCCAACGCCGCTGGCGTCCATGTTGGGAAGCGCGCCATTGGCGCTATGCGGAAGCTCGGAAGCGGCCCCAAAGAACTGCCCCGCCCCATCAACTCCGCAGGATTCGCTGGCCGAGCGGCGGATGATCTGCGTGATGGCGTGGAGCCACCCTCTACCCCCAAGCCCCCCACCCAAGCAGGGTACGGCGGCTCCAAGCTCCCCATGGATGAAGCGAGCCGAACAAAGACGCTTCTGCAGACACTTGCGAGGCCGAACGAGCCTCAGCGTGTGGCAGACCTTCTCGCTGGAACGCCGGTGAGCGTAACTCGCGAAGAGGCGAAGGAGATGCTGGATCTGATCCGCATGCACCTTCGTCCAGAAGACCCGTATGAGTATGGCAAAGGCTTTGGATTCACGCTAGATGAACTGAAAGCGGACCCTTCGATTGCTGAGCACTACCTCGACTATAACCCGACAAAGGTTGCGCAATTTCAGGCTGTGCTTGGAACCATCACTGACCCCTCCCAATCAGGAAGCAGCAAGCTTCTGGCTGGGATAGGCGGGAACGGCGCAGGCGTTGGAGCCGCTATCGGTGGCCCTCTGGGCTACATCACGGCACGCGACTCGAACGGCGACGGCGTTGTCTCGGACGAGGAGCGCAGGTTCGCTTCTTTTGGCGGGATGATGAGCGGTGGCCTGCTTGGCGGTCTTGCTGGAACTGGCGCGAACAGGCTTCGGCTTGGGAAGGTCGGCAGCGGTCCCAAAGAGCCGCCCACCATCAACTCCGCAGGCTTCGGAGGAGGGCGGAAGACGAGCGGGCCGCCGCGCGTCAAGCTCAAGCGTAGCGTGATGAAGGAAATCGAGTTGGCCAAGAATACGCTTCCGCCAGAGGTCCGTAACAAGCTGGCCGCAAATGCCGCCTTGCCTCCGTCCATGCGCGTCTCTGCGGCTGAGGCGAGCGGAGATCACCCTGCCATCTACACGATGGCAGCACCCTTTCAGAGACCCCGTGGGCGGAATACTCTGGCTGTCATAGGCTCGGATGGCATCCCGGATCGTAGACCCCGCCCCAATCCGATTGACCAAGGGGTGAATGCTGGCATTAGTCGGGTCAGCGCCAGTGCGGGCGCGCGTCCCACGCTGGATATGTCAGGAGAGAACGCAAGGCAGGCGGAAGTCCAACGCCGCAAGGCTGTGTCTGCGGCTTCCAAGTGGAACACTGACACCAATACGCAGGCCCGCGAAGCTGCTGGCCTTCCTGATCTGCCTGTGCCCAAATCCCTTGCAACCCGTGAGAAGGAGGCGACCGATCTTGCGATCATCGCCAAGCGCCTTCTGGCCGAAAACCGGAATGGGGCAAACGCCTATGAGCAGGCTGTTGCTGCCGCTGATCAGCGCAAGGCCGATATTGCAGACGCGCTTCTGACGGGCAGGATTGCAACGCCTCAGCAGGCGAAGCCTGGAACGCTTCCCGGCTCGTCCGGTTCGCGTCCGCCGCGCTCCATGGATCGCCCAAGCCGCGCAGCCGCCCAGCAGATGGCCGATATACTGTTCGACAAGGAGCAGGCCGCGTTTCTGGACGATGTGCTCTCTGGCCGTGTCAACCCATCTGTGGACAATGACGCTCGCAACGCGGTTATTCTTGCCGCTGGCCTTATCGGGGTTGGTGGCGGGGTAGCTGTCATGGCTGACATGGGACGGCGTAGTGAGGAGGTTCGCGACAGGCAGAGAGTGGCTCCCGCACCAGCCACAGAGCCGAATGATCCGCGCTTTGTCTGGAACTGGGAGGACGTTCGCAAGAACCGCCGCGCCGTGCAGACCATTCAAAGCAATCTCAACGCGCTTCCACCCAACCCTTCAGGAGGTCGGTACAATCTCTCTATCGACGCATGGGGGCCGAAGACCGAGGCTGCGGTCAAGCGCTGGCAGTTTGAAAACAACTTCCAGCCAACCGGCGAACTCACGCAGGAGCAGTGGTACATTCTCGACCAGCAGGCGACCTACGCGCGCCAGACTACCAAATAGGCCCCTGCTCATCGCGGCTGCGAAGATAGGTTCTGACTACCAGAGCCGAGCCGATGCAAACGTAAGCGACAAGGCCAGAGCCAGCGGGACCAACTGAAGCGATGAAGGTTGCGGCCATCATCGTCATGAAGATCAGGATGGCGGTCTGAACCAGAACAGATGCGAGATTGACCATCTAACCGCCTCCAAATCAGGCCCGGACTCTAACCCCAACACCCACATTTCACCAAGCGCCTGCATCGAACAGGCGAGGGGAGAACGCATGACCCGTTTGAGGCACCGCCCGGATTATTTCGAATGGCGCGGAATCAGGATTTTTTTTCACCGTTTGCAAGACGGCCCCACTCTGGCCCGTCTGGACCCCTACGCCCCCGGCGAGCAGGACTGGCTCCTGCATTCTGGCCGGCCAATCCAGGTCACCGCGGAGGAAATCCGGGCCATTACGTTCGAGGTCCACGGCATCCAGCTTCCCGCCGTA